GATTTATTTATTTCATTTAGTTCTTCAAATGCAATTAATTCGCCAGTTGTTCCACTTTCTATTGGCATTGTTCCTTTAAAAGATGTTACAGGTAATACATTACAATAATCTTTTAATGCTACTTTATTTCTTCTTAACTCTTTAATTTGATTAAATTGTTCTAATGGTACTAAGTAACCACCCTTGCCATCTGTTGCTTCTACTTGCCCTGGTGTTCCAGCTGCATTTAAAAATTGTTTTTCTTCTTCTGTTATAGATTTTCCTAATAGAACTCTATTATAAATTCTATTAACATCCATTTCTTCATTTGTTCCTAATGGTACTTTATTACCTTTATTCATAACTGTTAAAGCCTCCTCTGTTTCTGCTTCTTTTATTCTATTCTCTAAATCTTTTAAGCTATTTAACTTAGCATGTGCTTCTTCAATCTTTCCACTATCCTTTAATGCTGTAATTTCATTTCTAAGTGTTTCCAATTCCTTTTTTAATTCTACTGATTTTTTCATAATTAAATACCTCCTGTTAATAACTCTATTTCAATTTCTTTTTTCATATTTTCCAATTTAATTCTTTCTTTTTCCTCTAATTCTGCTTTTTTATCATTAATTTTCTTTAAAATATTTCTAGGAATATTTTTAAATTTTTGATTTGTAGATACATAATTCACAAAATTAGCCTTTTCATCAACCTTTACATCAAAATATTTAGCTGCTTCCTGACCATTAAACCAACTTTCTTCTTTCATTAGATTTAATATTTGTTCTTTGGTAACTCCTTCAACTGCTTTTTCTTCATAAGTATTAGCAATTCCATCTTCTAATTTTTCTAATACTTCTATTTGTTTTAAAAAATCATCAGCATTACCAAATATTCCACAACTTACTCTGTGTATCATTAAATAGGCATTAGTTGGAATAATAATCTCATCACAACCAAAAGCAATTATTGATGCTGCACTTGCAGCTAAACCATCAATATAAGCTACTGTTTTTCCTTTGTGATTTTTTAACATATTACAAATAGCAACACCAGCAAACATATCTCCACCATAGCTATTTATATGAACATGAACCTCTTTGTTTTCTCCTTCTTTCAAGGCATCTTTTATATCTAATGGATATATATTTGTGTCATTTATGCCAAATAATTCTAAAAAGCCATCATTTTCTAGATCACTTTCTATATCTCCATTGATATAAATTTCAGTAACTTCTGCTTGATTTTTTATTTCTAACCATTTATTTTTACTCACTTTTTGCACCTCCTTTTTCATAAGCTATTCCTAATTTTTCTAATGGCACATAACTTCCATTCATTACAATTACATCACCTCCATCTATTGCAGTAAGTCCTGCCTTTTTTCTAGCTTCATTTATTGTGTATATTCCACTTTGAACATACTTGGTTAAACATTCAGCTTGTGTTTTTAGATCCCCTTTTAAAATACTTGCTACATTAAATTCAAAATGTAGACCTTTCAATCTTTCACTTTCTGTAAGAAGTTTTATATTAAACTCCTCTTCATAAAGTGTCAGAATGTATAAAAGAGTATCAATATAAAAAGTCAAGTTTTGCATTTCTGAATTTGAATAACTTGACTTATCATAATCATTTAAATGATTTGGCTTTACTCCAAAAGCAGCTGCTATTTGTAAAGCACTATATTTTTTTAATTCAAAAAATTGACTATCAGTCAACTTTAAATCTAGTGGTACAATATCCATTCCAGGTGGCAATGGTAGTATTCCAGTTGGGTTATTTTCAGTATTAATAAATTCTTCTATTGCTTCAAGCATTTTCTTTTGTAAATCTTTGTTTAAATCTCCTGTGTATCTTAGAAGAGCCTTAGCTGTCAATCCTCTATTATATAAGTTATTCAAATACTTTTGGCTTGCTTTTACTCCATTTAATGTTGTAGCCAATGTTTCTCTTACTGACATACCTACAATACCATCTTTACTTAAACCACCTTTTAAATGCAGTACCTCATCTTTTTGAAATAGATATATTTTCCCATCTTTGTTATATTCATAATATAAATCTTCTTTACCACTGAATATTTTTGCATTATCTATCCATATTCTAACTTTTTGAGGGTGTAAAGGATAAATACCTACTAAATGCCCTCTATTATCATAACTTAGATAAGCATAAGCATTGCCGTGATGGTTTCTCCACATTTCCATTAATGTCATCATAGGTGTTGGAGTCATAAATGGATTTGGTGAAAATTTCAATTTTTGTAATGCCTCATGATTTAATATTTTGTTATTATCATTATCTTTCAAATGTAAAGATAGTTTACCAACACTTTCAGATAATACTTTTAAGCAAGTAAAATATGTTACCTCTGATAAATCCGAACTTACATTTATTCCAAAAAATTCACCAAAATTCATAGAATTAATTGCTGTTTTCTGCTTTTTTTCCTCTCCTTTATTAAAAAATTTTCTAAATATATTCAATCTCTCACCTCCTTTTATTGATTAAATCAAGCCATTCTTCAACGGCTTCATCATTGTTTACTGTTTCTTTTTTATTTATTAGCATAATCTTCCAAGCATCTATTATTGCATCAACAGGATCTATTCTATTTTTTTGAGATTGTTTATCAATTTTTACCTCTCCAAAACTATTTGAAACAGTTGTAGCATTAGCAATGGACCATTTTAACAAACTATTCCTCTTATCATATAAAACTTGAACTGCCTTAACTGATAAAGCAAAGTCAACTGTTGCATCATTTAAACTTTTAGCAGATTGTTTAACTTCTGTTAGATCACAGTCTAAAAAATCTAAATCACTTAGAAAACTACCAGCATTGTGAGCATCATATCCACACTCTAAAATTTTAATACCATATCTTTCAATAATCTTTTTTAAGTGAGTAACTATAAACTTATAATCAGTCTTTATTCCAAATGCTCCAGTAGTCAATGTTAAAAGTCCCTCTCTTACCCATATTCTGTATGGAACATCATCAGTTTTTTCATGTTCTGCAAGTCTTAACTCAGGCATAAATGAATGGCTATAAATATATATTTGATTATTTTCTAATGGAAATACTAAGGCTATACTTGTTAAATCTCCACCTTTTGAAAGGTCAAAACCTAAATAAGCACTTTTCCCTTTCATATCTTCAAGTGTCAAATCACTTTCACACTCTTTGAATTTACTTAAATCAATATATTGTCCATCTTTTGCAGTTACCCACATATTTAATTGCTTTGTTAAGAAGTTAGTTAATTCATCTCCACCTTTCTCTTTTGCATCTATTGCTTTTTGGCTATATAAAGCTATTTTCTTTTTGTTTGGTGTTATACCGTCTTCTTCAAATAAAAAATAAGGATTAGATTTAAGCCAGTTCTTCCAGTCCCATATATCATCATCCTTATCCATTTCACATATAAAAATAAAGAGAGTTTCTTTTTCAACAACTCCCTCTAATATCTTTTCACAAAATTTATAGTGTTCATAACAGAATCCATTTAAGTTAAATCCTGCTGTTGTAATAGCCAATGTTAAAGCATTCTCAACATCAGCTTGACCATCTAGCAATAGTTTATACATTTGATTATTTGGGTGTGCATGTAGCTCATCACATATGGCCAGAATATTTCCAAACCCATCCATTGATTTTGTATCTCTACCTATTGACCTTATAACAGTTCCAGTTGTTAAACTTTTTATAGTTCTATCATGTTCTTTTATTTTATAAAGTTCACTTAAATCATTGTCAGACTCTATAAAGTTTCTTATTTCATCCCATACTATGTTAGCTTGGTCTTGCTTTGTTGCAGCACAAAATATCCTATCTTTATTTCCTAACAATGTACTAAACATTGTAGATTCTGCTCCTGATAAGAAACTTTTTCCATTTCTTCTGCCTACTTGCAAATAAGCCTCTCTAAATCTTCTTTCTTTTGTTCTCTTTTTCTTCCATCCGTGTAATGAACCTATTATAAATTCTTGAAAGCCTCTTGTTTTTAAATTAGTTCCATCTTTTAATGTTAAAGTATTTGCAAAATTTATAGCAAATTCTGCCTCTTCAACATCAAATTTATACTCTAATTTCTTATTTTTTAAATCATCTAAATGTCTTTTACATACTAAATACTCCTTTCTGCCTGCTATTTTTTTACCACTTACAACTAATTTTGCATAGGCTGTTGTCCTATCTTTTATCATATTAGCCTTGCTTTCTTGTTTTTAACAAAGTTATAAATTTATTTTCAGCAGGTTCTTCTCTAATTGGTACAACTAATTTTAATCTATCTGTAGTTGCAAGTCCTAATTTTGTTGAGCATTGCATTATTTGTTTTACATATTTTTCCTGGACATTTATTAGAGGATTTATAATTTCAATTTCTCCATTGGCAGTTTCTTTATAACAAACAGGACCTTCTTTTTGTAACTTCTTGCTAACATTTACATAACTATCATAAGAGTTACAGTAGATGGCTAATATCCCTAAATCTAAGTTATCTAAAATATTTACTTTTCCTGCTTCAAAAACAATTCTTTCAAATTCTTCTTTTGCAGCTTTTGATAACCAACTAGGAGCAATTAAATTATCTCTATCTATTTTCAATTTTTTCTCTTGTTCTCGCCTAGCTTTTATTTTTTCTTTTCCTATTTTTCCTGAACTTATATCAATAATTTTTCTACTTCTTCCTGCCATATTTTTTCACCTCCAAAACTGAAAATTTCATTTCTGGCATTTTCTCCAGAAAAAAGAGGGGAAGCGGTATCCAACCTAAAGACCAAAAACTTTTTTGACTCCCCCCTACTTGTAATAATTTTTTATAATATTAAATAAAACTTCTTTCATTTTATTTTTACTCTCTAAATTTTTATTATACTCTGAATGGATATAGCTATGTGTTTTATCACTTATCCATATTAGGTTATTAATATCTAAGGCTTTGCTTCTATCCTCTTCTAACTCATCTATATGATGTGAGAGAGTGCCTTTAACTATGTTATTATTTATAACCAGTTCATATAGATCTAAACCATTTGCTTTTAACTTACATAGTGCCGTCATACTCTTCCAGGCTTTGCTGTGATAAAACTCTGCATTGTCTTTATTCCTATACTCTCTATCATATGCCTTATGTCTTTTCTTTGTGCAGCTGCATATTTTATTTATTCCTATTTTCTTTCCACACTTACCACATATCTTCATTAACATAATTAACCTCTTGAAATAAAAAAAGGAGAACTTCAATAAGTTCTCCTAAATATTTTTTATAAAGAAAAAGCCTAGACATCTCTTTGCCTAAACTTTTTATTATACATAGTATATCACATATAAAAGGGAATGAACAGGGAGGAAAACGGTAAAATTTTAAAAATCTTCTAAAATTTCTTTAGGAAATAAATATAATGATAAGCTATCAATCAACCTATTTCTATGACTTCTAAATGTTTTTTCACTGATATTTAATTCATTACAAATTTCTTCAACAGAATAATTTTCAAAATATTTTAATTCTATTATTTTATAATATTTATCCTTTTTTATAAATTTTAGAGCATTTTCTGTTTTTAAAATTCTATTTGTATATATCAATATTTCATCATTTATTTTATCTCTTATATACTCCTTTTTCTCTATATCAGGCTTATAATCAACATATCCAACTGGCTTAGTGGAATCAGGATTTATTTTTTTTACTATTTCTATATTATTTAATTGTTCTTTTAAAGAATCTACCATTTTTTGAAAGTTCTTGTAATTTTTTAAAATAACTTCAACTTTCCTATATGGAGATTTTAAATTATTTATATTTTTTAAATCTTTAATTTTTGTTTCTACCCTTTCATCTATAATTTTATATATTTCTTCTTTTTTCACCAATTCCACCTCTTCATTTTTTGTACTTTCCATTTCTATAAGCATTCAATTTTTCTATATGCTTATTAAAATCTAAGTCTGTAACTTTGCATAACAATAATAAATTTATAGTGGCAGTTACTAAGTCTAATGCTTCTGCAACAAAATTATCCCTGTTTTTAACATATCTAAAATCATCATTTTTTATCTCAACTTCATTTAATAGTTCCTGGTACTCTTCTTTTACTTTCCCAAGTTGAGCCATTGCTGTTGCATATGATATAGATTTATAGTTTTTAAGTTTATTAAAATTAATCTTTTCTTTATCTTTGCCATGTTCCCAGATATGTGTTTCTAATATGGTATCAATTCCATAAAAATTTTTTAGATTGTTTATAAAATCTTGAATAACTTCCTCTTGTTGTTCATCATTTAAAACATTCACAGATTTATAATACATATTTCTGGTTTCTTCTGTACCATTTAACAGATATTTTATTTCTATGTTATATTTAATCATATTTCTTCTCCTGCTAAATTTTGTATAAGAACTCTCAATGTTTCAAAATTTTCTACTTGTATTCCAAACTTATCTTTTTCTCTTGTAAAATGAAAAAAATCATCACCATAATAATTTATATTTACAAAATCATTTCCAACCATATAACTTACAACTTTCTCTAAATCTATTATAATTATTCTTTTATCTGTTGCTTTTATTTTTAAGTATTTCATCATCTCACTTCCTTATTTAACCTCTTATTAATAATATCTATATTTTTTTCTACCAACTCAATTCCTATTCCATACATTCCTAATTCTTTAGCAACAATTAAAGTAGTACCACTTCCTAAAAATATATCTAACACAACACCATTACATGGACAACCTGCAGATATACATCTTTTAGCAAGTTCCTTTGGAAAAGTTGAAAAATGAGCTTCTTTTATTCCAACAGTTCCAATACTCCAAACTGTCCTCATGTTTCTACCTTTTTCACTTAAAATATTTATCCATTCTTTACCTTCTCTCATTCCACATTTACTTTTACCTGCTTCTAAATATTTATGGGAATTAGGTATTTTTCCATCTTTAAAAGAGTTTAAAGTTTTATCTGCATAAGGTTCATACAGTTTATTAAAATAATATTTTTCTTTTTTTGTAAAAAAGAATACTTCCTCATAGTCATTGGTAAATCTGTCTTTTACACTCTCTGGCATTACATTTGTTTTTTGCCATATAATTTTATTTCTAAGAATCCAACCTCTATTAATCATCTCTATCATGAACATTGCTGGTATTCCAACAAGACTTTTCTTTTTAGCCATGCATTTTATTTTTTTTAAATTTTTATCTTTAACATCTTTATAAAAACCTCTTCTTCCTGATGTACTAATGCTATTACTATGACTATAGCTATCTCCTAAATTTACAAATAAGGTTCCTGTATCTTTGAGAACTCTATAACATTCATCAAAAATATTACAAAGATTTTGAATAAATTCTGCAGGTGTTTCTTCTAAACCCAATTGTCTATTATCTCCATAATCTCTTAATCTCCAATATGGGGGAGAGGTGACTATGCAATCTACAGAGTTAGATTTTATTTTTTTTATCTCTTCTCTTACATCTCCATGCATTATTTCCATTTATTCTTCCTCCCAAATTATTCTCAATCCTGGTTGAGAGTTTTTAAGTTCCAAAGTTATTCCTTTTTCTGTTGTAATTAAATAAATAGTTTCTTCTTCTCCTATAACTCTTTTTATTTCTTTGATAATTCCAGCTTCATAAAAAGTGTTTGCTGCTCCATAAGCCTCTTTTCCAATAGCATACACTTCACTATGATATGGCATTTCTACATTTATTTCTATTATCTTTTTCATTACTTACCTCGCCTATTTTCTTTTTTCTATACAAGTTTCACAATCTGTTTCTGGACAATATATTTCTCTATTATTCCACTTTTTATTTGAAGTAAATTGATGTCCACAATTACATTGATATAGGTAGCTATTACTTTTTATTTGATTTTTACCATTTCTTTTTTTTAGTTTAGGTTTCAATCTTTTATAACCTATATTAATTTTAAAATTGACACTATTTCCCCAATATTGATGTCTACCTAAACCTGTATAAAACATTTTCCAACTTATTTTACAAGCCTTTTTATTATTAGTTTTTGAGTATTTTTTTGCTAATTTAATAATTTCTTTGCTTATTCTTTTTGACATTTATTATCTTCCACCCAATCAGCTATATGCTCCTCAACTCTTCCAAAATTTAAACAATTAGGACATACAAAACCTACAAACATATCTCCAGCAAAATTACCTTGTTCATCTGTCATTTGTCTATAATCTTCTATAATTTCTGTTTTACATTCTTTACACTTCCACATTATTTCCATCCCATTCCTTCATGTTCTATAAATTTTTCATCTAATATTTTTCCACAGTCTCTGCAAACTAGAAAAATTTCATCTCCTGATAAACATTGAAATGTACTTTTCTTTTTCATCCATCCTTTATTTTTATGTCTACAGAATAATTGTTTCAATTTTATTTTTAATTTTCCCATTACTTCCTCCTTACAAATCTATAAACTTCTAGCTTTTCAGCATATCTCTTAACCTGTGTAAATTCTTCTATTGTTAATTCATCAGCTCTAAACTCTAATATTTTGTTTAGAGCTTTTTTATAAAAAGTTTCCATTTCTTCTTTATTTTTTATTGCCATAGCCTATTCCTCACATTTGAACATCTTCCTGACGTCGGGAAGATGTTCAACCTCTGTATTTTCCGACTGTTTTCAAAATTGAAATAGTCGTAAAATCTAGCTTTTAATTTTCTGATATTTTTAATAAAAGTTCTTTCACTTCTTCAAAATTTTTTATATAATTTCGCATTTCAGAGCCTTTTGTATAATAGTAGTCTTTACCACTTGTCACTAATATTGTGATTGTGTTTTCTCTTATTTGTATTCCTTCAATGCTTTTTAATTTAATTAATTCATAAGTTCCGTCTCCAAATTCAAATTTAATAAACTTCATTTAATCCTCCTACAAAACTCTTATTTCCACTCCTGCTCTAACCTTATCAACTTCAAACCCTTTAAATATTGGTATTACATTAGTAGAATCATCATCTTCTATGTATCCATATTCTTGCATTAAGTCAAAAATTATTTGTGCAGCATTGATATAGTCAAACTTTCTTCTGCTATCTCTTATAAAATAAAGTTCTATTTTATAAGGCTTTTCCTTACCTTTTAGCATTTTAAAAAACTCTGTTTTATTAAATCTCCAATCCATTTCTGATTTATCTATATATTTTCTTACAATTTTAGAATTTAAAAGCAACTTTTTACCATTTTTTAAAGTTACAAATTGCTTACTATTTTTAGAACTTGGAGTATTTCCAGCTATAAATATCATTCTTTATTCCTCCCAAAATGATTTACTCTTTGGCTTTCTTTTAGTTTGCCAAGTAAATTTAAACTCTTTTAACATTTCATTAAGCCTATCAGAAATTTTATTAATTCCTTTAAACTTTAAAAATTCAATCATTTCTTCAGCACTTAGATTTGTAGTTATTATCATTGGTTTTTCTGCATTATATCTAACATCAATTAAGCTATTTATCTTTTCTTTTCCCCATTCATCAGATATTTTTTCACTTCCTAAATCATCAATAAAAAGCATATCAGCCTCTTTGGATGCATCCAGTAATTGAGTTTCAATTTGAAAATTATCTTTGATGGTTCTTAAATATCCAGCTAAATTAAAACTTAACACTGTATAGCCATGCTCAGTTAAATAATTACATATGCAGTTTGCTAAAAAGGTTTTTCCAGTACCACAACCTCCTCTAAACAATAAACCATCGTTTATTTCAAGTACCTTGTCAAAACCTTTAACATAGTTTTTAATTTTTCTATACAATTCATTTTCTGCCTTATTATTTCCTAAAATTGCATTTTTAAAATTATCTTTTCCAGAATTTCTGCTAGTTATTGATAATTCTTTAAACTTCTCAATTTTAGCTTTTATTCTTGCTTCTTTTTGACAAGGACATTCAATATATTTTGTTCTACCTTCTGAAAATTCTAATAAAGTTGGTTCTCCACATTTTTCACATTTAGCTAGAACCTTTGGCTCATTATTAGTATTTTCTCCTAGTGTATTCTCTATAAAATCTTTAACATCTGTATTTTTAGCTATTTCTTCTATTTTTTGAATACTCAATTTATCCTCCTCTCAGGATTTCATCCATAGTTTTTGAGTAGTCTTTTTCTTTTTCTTTTTCTTTTTCCTGGTTCTCTTCTTGATTGAGGGAATAGTTATCTCTAAGACAAGCTATAATCCAACCATCACCTTTTTTATTTTTATCAGCATATTCAAAAACCTGTTTTATTCTTTCTATATCACCACAATATTTAAGAATATTCTCTATTTTTATATTTCTTGTTTTTATCAAGAATTTAAT